TTCACAAAGAGCGGTACATCGTCGAGGTCGAGCGCGAAAGGCGCCTTTACTACTACTGCCCCTGCGTAAACACGATCGAGAAGGTATAGCCGTGGCAACCAAGTTCATCACCTACCGCCCGAGTTCTACCGGCCTTGCCTTCCACAACTCCGTCGAGTTGGTCCGAGGGTGGCGCGGGTGCGTGGGAAACGGAAAGTCGTCCGGTTGCTGCTGGGACATCTGGTACAAAGCCTGTTCGCAGTATCCGAGCCCGTATGACAACGTGAGGCGCACGAAAGTCCTCGTCATCCGCAACACGTTCCCGCAACTGGTCAAGACGACTATCCAGACGTGGCTTGCGTGGTTCCCCCAGACGAAGATGCACAACACCGCCCCGTTAAGCGGCGTGTGGCGCGGAGATCATCCGTCAGGAGACGGAACGACGGTTGAGATCATCCTTGAGTTCTATGCCCTCGACAGCGAGGAAGCCGCCCGCGGGTTGAAGTCCTACGAAGTCACGATGGTCTGGGTGAACGAGGCGTGCTTCTTGCCGTGGCGCTACATCGCCAAGGCGTTCGAGCGCGTAGGACGCTACCCCAAGGCCGACGATCTTCCGAACGGACAGAAGTTCCGCTACAAGAGCTTCGGGCTCATCATGGACACCAACCCTCCGAGCGACACAAGCTGGTGGTACAAACTGGCAGAGGTCAAGCGCCCGAAAGGCTTCAAGTTTTTCAGTTCCCCGCCGGCGCTCATCAAGCGCGAGAGTGAGGGGAAGATTTGGTACGAGCCCAACAAGGGTCAGGTGCCTGGAATCCCAGCCGCAGAGAACATCGAGAACAACAACGAGGGCTGGCAATACTATCTCAAGCAGGTCGAGGACGGCGACCACGCCCGCATCAAGGTCGAGATTCTCGGCGAGTACGGAACGACGATCAACGGCGATCCGGTCTACCCGCAGTACAACGACAATGTTCACTTCTCCGGCAAAGACCTTGAAGTGAACTGGGGGCTTCCGATTTACATGGGGACGGACTTCGGGCGGACGCCGTGCTCCGTCATCTGCCAGTACTCGCCGAGCGGGCAGCTCCGCGTCATCGACGAGCTATGCACCGTCAACTGTGACGCCTCGGAGTTCTCGAAGAACATCCTTCGACCAAAGCTGATGAACGAATACCGGATGCACGAGATTCCGATTTACAATTTCGGCGACCCGGCGGGTAACGACAAGGGGCAGACGGAAGACCGTTCCTGCATCCAGATCATGCGCGAGGCGGGGATCAACACCGTAGCGAGTCCTGTTCCCGGGAACAGCTTCACATTGCGTCAGGTGTCGGTGGCAGACCGGTTGCGCAGTACGGTTGACGGAGGGCCGGGGCTCATCGTCAGCGACAAGTGCAAGATGATCCGCGCCGGATTCCAGGGGCGCTACTACTACCGGAAGATCACGGCGGCGGACGCCGGCGACGAGCGTGTCGCGCTTGAGCCGGAGAAGAATGCCTTCTCCCACCCTCACGAAGCCTTGCAGTACGTGAGTTACGGGCTGTCTTCGCCTTCATGCAACAGCATGTTCGCCGGATTCACGCTTTCGCGCGGAATCAACGGCTCACCCTACGGATACAGGGACCAACGCGTTTTCAACACGCGCATGGACATGGGAGGCTTCTGCTGATGACAGCAAGGCTCACCGCACAAGATATCGAGATTGCCGTAGCCAAGCACTTTGGTTCACGCCTGAACCTGATTGTTCCAAATGTCAGTTGGGGATGGGGTTTGGCGCATGAGGCAGACATGATCGTCTTGCGTCCGTCTGGAATATGCGACGAAGTAGAGATCAAAGTAACGGCGGCGGACATCCGAGCAGACATGAAAAAGCGCGTTGGACACTGGGAGTCACGCAGGATAGCCCGCGTATGGTTTGCCGTTCCGTCCGACCTCGCATGTAATCCAGACATCCCTTCCGCGGCTGGAATACTAAGTGTTTTGAGAGGAACGCAATCAAGAGACTCCGAAGGACGATGGGCGTGGCGTCCGTGGAAACACGGAGATACCCATTGGCACGATCACGTCACCGTTATTCGACCCGCCAAATTGCGCACAAAAGAGACTCGCATGGTCGTTACACCGGAACAGCGCATCAAACTTGCTGAACTAGGAGCCATGCGGATATGGGATCTTAAATCCGCATTGGCGTCCAAAGCCGTTCAACTGCGTTGACAGTCCCGCCGTGTGGTGTTTGATGCTCCCCAATGGACGCAGAGAACACACAGAGCGATGCCCAAGCAGCCGACACGCCGCAGGACGAGCCCAAGTTTGAATCTTTGGCCCTGCACGTCCGTCACGCTTTCGACGAGAACGCGCGTCACCGGCGCGTTTCAGGCATCGACGCGAAGCTCTCCAAATGTCTGCGTCTTTCCAAGTGCGAGTACACCGAGGCCGAAAAGACCCTTTTCGAGCAGAAGGGCGCACCTGAAATCTTCATGCCGATTGCCGACATGAAGCGCCGCGCCGCAATGGCGATGTTTGTCGAGGTCTTCTCGAATCCGGGCGACAAGCCGTGGACGCTTTCGGCGACACCCGTCCCCGATGTGCCGGAAGAAGTCACGAAGAAGGCCGTTGAAATCACGCTCCGCGACTATCTGGCCTACACACAGGCGACCGGACAGCTTCAAGACCCGAGCCTAGCCTATTTCTACGTTCAGGACCGGATGACCGAAATCCTAAACGAAGAGGCTCAATGGGCAAAGACCCGCGCCATGCTGATGGAGCGCAAGGTTCAGGATTTGATGGTTGAAGGCGACTGGCTTGGGGCTTTCCAGCAGTATTCCGCCTATCTCTGCACCTACGGGACGGCGGTCATCAAGGGGCCGGTCCCGCGCCTCATGCTCAAGAAGAAGGCGAAGCGCACCAAGAACGGCATCCGTTACGAAATGGTCGAGGACATCGCGCTCTCCTACGAGGCCGTTTCTCCGTGGGACTGTTTTCCGAGCAAGGGCGCCCGCAAGATCGAACAAGGCGACTTTTGCATCCGCGTCAAGTACACGCCTCAAGACCTTCACATGTTCGCCAAGATGAAGGGCGATGCCTGGCGTCTTGAGAACGTGAACGACATCCTTTCCCGCCACCCCGCCGGCGGCGTGTGGATCGATCACGCCGGAGAGAACGAGCGCCGCAAGATGGAGAACTCCGAGCCCGACCTTGGCGACCAGTGCGTGCTCGAAGCCATCGAGTATTACGGCGAGGTCCGTGGAAGCTATCTGACCGAGTTGGGTTTCCTACAGGACGCCGACGACTACGAGATCGACGCCGAGCAGTATTACGAGGTCAAGGCCATCGTCTGCGACAACCTCGTGGTCTACTGCAAGATCACCGAGCCCCAGATAGGCCGTATGCTCTCCAAGGGCGTGTTCTACAGCATCCCCGATTCATGGTGGGGCGAGAGCATCCTTGAGAAGTGCGAGAGCACCCAGCGCATCTGCAACGCGGCTGTGCGCGACCTCATCGTCAACATGGCTCAATCTTCCGGCCCGCAGACGGTCATCAAGGATATTTCCCGTTTACACCCCTCCTGTTCTCCGGCGCAGAGCCCCTGGAAGGTCTGGCTTTTCCAGAACAGCGTGATGGGCCAGAACGACAACCCGCTTCACGTCTTCCAGCCCGACAGCAACATCCGCGAACTCCTGATGGTGTTCGACTGGGCGATGAAACAGGCCGACAACGACACCGGTATTCCGGCCTACACCTACGGCGCGGCGACGGCCGGCGGCGCTGGGCGAACTTCGAGCGGTCTGGCGATGCTCATTGAGAACGTGAACCGCGGGATCAAGATGGTTGTCACTTCGACGGACGCCGATGTTGTCCGAACGACCGTCAAGCGCACCGCCGACTGGCTGATGCTTTACGGAGAGGACGAGTCCATCAAGGGCGACACAGAAGTAAACCCGTCCGGCGTCATGTCGCTTGTGTTCCGTGAAAACGGTTCGATTCGCCGCCGCGCGTTCCTGCAACTTCTGGCGAATCCGCTTGTGGCGCAAGCCGTCCTGCCTTCCGGCGTGGCGACGATCATCCGGGAAGAGGCGCGGGCGCTGGACGTGAACCCCGACGACATCGTTCCGAGCCGTGAGAAGCTCAAGGAAATGGACGAGATCGCCCAGGTTCAGCGTCAGATGCAGTTGGCCGAAAGCATGGCGAACGCGCAAGCCGCCGGACAACAGGCGCAGATCGCGCAGCAATCTCCGGAAGGGCTTCAACAGCCGCAGGGCGGACCCCCGCAGGGCGTTAACGAGAACCCGCAGCGTCACGCGATGAGCGGAGCCATGCGCGTCGGAGCGCAGGGCGGAATGGGTGGAGGTCAGGAATGATCGCGCCGATGACCGAACAGCAGAAGTCCGTTGTGCGCTCGCTCATGTCCGACCCGACGCACCGGTTCGATGATTTTTTGCAGTGGCTTGCCGACAGCAGGGAAATGACACACCAGCGGATGTACACGAGCACAGAAACCCAGTTGGTGACGTACCTGCAAGGCGAGGCCAAGACACTTTTCGACGTGGTTAACATGTGCCATCAGGCTTTCGACAGGGAGGGTGAATTAGCCATTCCCCCACTGCCAGAAACCCCCGGTGGATTTTAGCCGCGCCATAACACAATGCGCAACGGAACTCGGGCCGTTTCCCGCTCCGTAAGCGCGACAGCGTTCCCTACTTGGCGGTAGGCACTCTGAAAGGAAACGAGAGATGAGCGATACAGCACTAGACACCAGCAAGAAACCGGCGGAAGGCACGCCGCAAGAGCCCGCGAAGAAGCAGGAAACTGCAACTCCCGAGGGTGGAGCGGAAGCGCAGACGCAGGTTACGCAGAAGCCGTCCAAGTTGTTCATGGGGGCCGCGGAAGACCGCACTCCCCCCGCAGACGACGAGGTTGCACGCCTACGGGCAGACCTCCAGCGCCACAAGGTCGAAGAGGGTCGGGTCAAAAGCCTGTCCGCGAAGATCAAGGAGCAGGAGGCCGAGCTTGAAAGCTTGAGGCTGAAAGCCGCAGAGGCCGACAAAGGCAAGGGCAAGTCCTTTACCGATTTCGTCGATCCTTCGCGGCGTGACGTGGTTGACGAGGACATTCTTCATGCGAGTGAAGACATGATCCGAGGAAGCCAGAAAGACTTGCTGGAAGAGGTCGAAAAGCGTGTCAGCCCCATCCAGAAGACGCTTGAGGAAGAACGGGCGGCCCGCATCCGAGCGGAGTCCGTGTCGTTTGATTCGCAGATCGAACAGCTTCACAAGGGGTTCGCGGCTGAAACCAATCCGGGCGGGAAGTTCGTTGACAAATGGATTGCCTACTTGGATCAGGTTGACCGTCGCACAGGCCTCAAAAACGGTGAAATCCTGTCGAATGCGTACAACGCCCGCCGCATCGACGGCGTGAACGACATGATCGACGACTTCAAGCGTCAGGCGGGAATCTCTCGGCAGGAAAGCATGAAGGGGTCGGCTTTCCCTGGCAAGCAAACCCCGTATGTTGCGCCTGGGGACGGAACGAGCGGAGAGTCCAAACGGTACACGATAAGTCAGTACAAGGCTGAACTTGCGGAGTCCGGCAAGGCTTTTCAGGAGGGCCGCATCACGGCGCAGGAACGCAAGAACGTGTTGGAGAAATTCAAACGGGCCGCGAATGAAGGCCGGATCGTGAATGACCCAGCGCCGCAAGTCGGCGTGTAAGTCTGAACGGTCCAGTTGACAGCCGCAGTCCACAAGGAGATTCAAAAATGCCTATCGACATTGCTGGCGGCGGGAATCGCTTAGAGCGCTACAATCCCGAGATTTACCATCCGATGTTCATGGAAGAGTTCCGCGACAAACTCTTCATGAATCGGCTGTGCAATCGTGACTATGAAGGCACGATCAAAAAGTGTGGTGAGAAGGTGTGGCTCCGCAAGCTTCCGAAGGGTAAGACGTTCCGCTATCGCAAGGGAATGGTCCTGCCCCATGTGGAGCTTGAGGCCGAAGCCGATTCGTTCACCGTCAACCGAGCCCGCGGCTGGGCGTTCGCCATCGACGTGCTCGACAAAGAGCTGACGGATATGAAGGGCTTCACGTCCGACGTTTCCGGCCAGTTCGACAAGCAGCTCGCCGAGGACATCGAAGAGGAGTTCTTCGCCGACGTGTACGCGCGTTGCAGCGTCGAGAACATGGGCGAGGGCGCCGGACACAAGTCGGCGAACTACGACCTCGGTTCCGTCGCCAATCCGCTCGGCATCTACAACACGTCGCAGACTGCCGCCCACAAATCGGCGGCGGCTGACGCGATTGCGGTTGCGGCGGCGGCTCTGGAAGAGCAACCCGGCGGAATGGGCGAAGACCCGTACATCGTTATCCCGGTGTGCATGGGCCTCCGTATCCAGACGGGCGAGTTGAAGAAGGCCAACGAGTCCGGCGACTCGACCACGCTGATGCGCAAGGGTGTGACGAACATCGGGACCATCGCAGGTCTGACGGTGTTCACGTCCAACCTCATCAATGTTGTGACGCAGACGGTCGGCGGCGTTGCCAACACCAAGTGCTACAACATCCTCTTCGGCGACCGCAAGGGCATCACCTACGCGGACCAGATCGTCAAGAGCGAGGTCAAGCCGATCGAGAACGGCTTCGGCAACAAGTTCCAGGCGTTGCACGTCTACGACTGGGACAGTGTTCAGCCCACCCGTATCGGCGCTATCTACGCCTACATGGGCTAAACCCCTGTTGAGGGGGCAGGCTAACCCCTGTCCCCTCTCAACTCAAATCGGAAAGAAGAAAGCAAAATGGCTAACACTCTTACTGTTAAGACCAATTACACGGCGGGCATCATCACCCGCAGTGAGGGGTTCACCCCCATCGTCGCCAAGCACTTCGACGCCTCCAAGGTGGGGATTGCGGCCAACGCCGTCGTCGTCGCCCTCAAGGTGCCGGAAGGCTCTGTGCTTCGCGCTCTGGTCGTCGATGTGAAGACCGCCGGACTGGGCGCGGTCAAAGTCGGTAATCACGTCGGCGCGTTGTCGGCGGGAGCCACGGACAGCGACCTGTACAGCGGCGCGGGGACGAACATCAGCCTCACCGCCACTGGCAAGACCCTGTACACCGTCCCCATCGCGTCTCGCGCGGTTGCCGCGGCTGACACCTACATCGTGCTGGAGTTCACCGCCGCTGAAAGCGCGGCTGTGATCGACGTGAGTGCGATTGTGGACGTGTTCGATGTAGACGCCGCTACGAACTAACAGCAAAGCATCGTCCAAGCACACTGGATAACCGTTCTGCCGCGTCGTGTGGCCCCTGACGCGGCGGACATCCAAGAATGGAGAATAACCCATGCAGTATGTGATGAACTCGAAGAAGGGCGATTACCGCGTCCTCCCCTGGCATCCCGGTCTTGACGAAAACACGGACTACATCCGCATTTCCGAAGAGGACGCGAAGGCCGTTCTGTCGAAGCAGAAGACCGGCGCACAGATCATCAAGGAAATCTTCTTGCGTAACCGCATGGAAGAGATCGAGTCGGTGAAGACAGAGCCCGTTGCTCCGGCGCCCTTGCCGGCCGCGCCGGCTGTGCCTGTCGTTCCGGTGTCCGAACCCTTGCCCGCGACTCCGGCTGTGCCTGTCGCAACCGCCACCGCTCCGGCTGACGGCTCCGACAACCTTCCCCCGTCCGAACAGCCGCTGGATTTCAGCAACATGACCGTTACGGGTCTGCACACGCTGAAAGTCGGCGACCTCCGCACGTTTGCGCGTGAGAAGTTTGACCTCACGTTCAAGCCGGCGACGACCAAGGACATGATGATCGACCAGTTGGTCGAGAAGATGGGCGAGTCCAAGTAACGGAGGTCTGTCATGTCCGCAACAATCGGAAGTATCGAGCACGATGTCAGGGTTCTGCTGCTTGACACAGATGAATCGGGCTATCGGTT